TTGGATAAGTCAGATAAAAAGTATGGGGAGATTCAACCTGAACCTGGACGTGAGGCTTATTTGAATCAGATTGAAAAGAATAAAAAAGAATTTGAGATGGTTGATTTAGTGTCACCTTCATGGACTATTAAAGTACCTAGACGCAAGAAGAAATGAAAGAAATCTTATCAGGAAAAGTAAAGACTGTTTATGATACTGAAGAACCGGATAAAGTAACCATTAAGTTTCATGATAAGGTTACTGCATGGAATGGTAAGGCAGTAGAGTATCCACCAGAGAAAGGTAAGGTATGTTGTCTCATCTCAGCATTATTGTTTGAGAAGTTAGAGAAGTTAGGTGTTAGAACTCATTTCTTGGGGACTCAGGGACTTGATACATTGGTTTGTAGGAAACTTACTATTGTACCTGTAGAAGTTATTGTTAGAAATATTGCTGCCGGATCTATTGTTAAGACTACTACTCTTACTGAAGGTACTCTTATTCAACCTCCTATAGTGGAGTACTTCCTTAAGGATGATGCAAAGGATGATCCCTTACTGACTCATGATAGGGTAAGACTAATGGGTATTGATCCTGAACCTTTGAAGGTACAAGCATTGGAAATTAATTATCAACTACAATCTTTATTCACTCTTATGGGTATGGACTTGGTTGATTTTAAATTAGAGTTTGGATATGATGTTCATGGTGATCTCTATCTTGCTGATGAAATGTCACCTGATAACATGAGACTTTGGAAGAGAGGAACGAAAGAAAGGTTTGATAAGGACTTGTTTAGAAAGGATGAAGGTGATATAGTAGAAGCATACAAATATATACTACAGCACTTAAGGCAATTTGCTTAAATGGATGATCCAATTCACGGCGAACATGCAACAGACATGTATGAGGATATGCGTCGTCTCAATGCGATGTATGAAGAGATGTGTTGGGGGTGGGATGATGTGTTAGAATTCGTTCCGGATTATGAGAATAATCAGATCGTTGTTAAAAACAAAACAATGGAACACCCATAATCTTATTAATGTATAGATAGTACTCACGTTTGATTTCAATGAAGATTTTTTTAGACACTGCTATTACGGAGGATGTCCGTAAGCATTATAAATCTGGTTTGATTGATGGTTTAACTACTAATCCTACTCTTATTAGAAAGAGTGGTAGAAATCATGAAGAAGTGTACCAAGAGTTAAAGGATATTGGTATTGCTGATATCAGTATGGAAGTGATGGGCAACACAGGGAATATGATTTCTGAAGGCAAGAGATTACAGAAGAAGTTTGGGAAGTGTGCTACCATTAAGGTTCCTTGTACTGTAGAGGGACTCCTTGCCTGTAGAGAACTTGCTAAGGAAGGTATTAGGGTTAATGTTACACTGATATTTTCTGTAGCCCAGTCTATTCTTGCTGCTAAATCAGGTGCAGCATATGTTTCTCCCTTTGTGGGAAGAGTAGATGATAATTCCTTTGGTGGGTTATGCCTCGTTAAAGATATTGTTAATGTATACAAAGAGCATGTAGTAAGAACTCAGGTTCTTGCAGCGTCTTTGAGAGGTGTAAGAGATGCCGCCAGGGCTTTTGAGTATGGTGCTGACATTGTTACCATGCCACCTTCAGTTTTTGAGGGTATGTATAATCATATTCTTACTGATAAAGGATTAGATTTATTTGATAAGGACTACGCACAAACTATTAACCAGTTGGAAGGGACAAAGTAAATGAATTTCACAGTTTATTCTCGAGCCGGATGCGGATACTGCAGTAAGGTAGTACAAGTTCTTAAATTAGCGAACCTAAATCATGTGATTTATGAACTCGGAAAAGATTATGATAGAGAAGGTTTTTATGGGCAGTTTGGAGAAGGATCTACTTTTCCTCAAGTATCTGTCGATGGCAAAAACCTGGGTGGATGTACTGAAACTGTTAAATATCTCCAGGAAAATAATCTAGTCTGATGAAAGACGATTTTGACAATGTATATGATTTGATTGAACATGCCATTGAGTATGCCTTTGAGGGAAAACTAACCCTTAAGTTCTATGAGTTTCTTAAGTATCGTAAGACTAAGAAGTATGAGGTAGATGCTTTTATTCAAAGTTCTACTGCTCAGGAACTTTCTGATGTGGTACTACAATTAGATGAATATATTAAGGGGGGTAGGGATGAAAACCATAAGCAATTGCGTGAGGCTTATCATCATATTCCCAAACCTCAGGCAAGAAAGATAAGAAATTATTTGTATAGCATCCTTGAAGATGCATGGAGATATAGTCGTGACAGAAAACCCGGAAGGCGTAAAAAAGACTCTAAATAAAAGCGAATCCCTAGAGATTAATAGGGGTGTGGAATTGTTGTTACGTAATAGGAGGAAGAAACAAGAAGCACCAAAAACCTTTCAGGTAAAGTTTGGGAATTTATTTTCTTTCTTCAATAGAGAGATTGTATTCCATCTTAATTTTTATCTGGATATCAGAAAAAAATAAACTCTTTGGAGAAGTGCCATGGAAACTATCGCAGTAACTTTAACTCTTACGACCGTAGTATCATTTCTTGCATTATTGGTAGGTGGTATGATAGGATGGTTAGCAAGACAGCAAGCCTATGAAGCAGCATATGTTGCTTATACTCATCCTGAGATGTTTGACGAGCATGGTAACGTAGTTCCAGATGAAATTGTAGCAGTTCGATTTGAAAACAATTATGACAACACCGACGACGAAGAAGAGAGCGACTAGGAAACCTAGGACTCCAAAAGAAAAGGTAAAACTACCACCAAATCCCTTCCTTCATGAAATATTGGAGTTGGTTAATGAGCAAAGAACTAAAGCCAAGAGAATAGAAATTCTGAAAGAGTATGAAACTCCAGCTCTTAAGAGTATTTTTATTTGGAATTTTGATGAGACGGTTCTTTCTATGCTTCCTGAGGGACATGTTCCGTATAAGGAAAATGATGTTCCAGTAGGAACTGATCATACCTCTTTAAGAAGAGAGTATCAGCAACTTTATCATTTTGTAAGGGGTGGTAATGATAAATTATCTTCTCTTCGTAGAGAGTCGATGTTCATTCAGATGTTAGAAGGACTTCATCCTAAAGAAGCAGAAATTATTTGTTTGATTAAAGATAAGAAACTGCAAACCAAGTATAAGGTTACTAAAGATATGGTGTCTTTAGCTTATTCTGATATTGAATGGGGAGGTCGTTCATGACAGCAGAAGTTAAAGAGGAAGTTGAAACCGTGGAAGAAAAGAAAGAGGAAGAAGTTAAAATCAATCCTGCTGATTATTCTTGTCAAGTTCTTTTAGAAAAAACAACACGGGATAAAGCAGAAGATAAAAAATTTCCTAGTGATGCGTATATTGTTAGGTATATGGCGGGGGGTACCGAATGTATGGACTTAACGCGCTCAGGCAAGCAGGCTAACGTTTTTGATATGTACTATGATAAGTATGGTAAAGATTCCGTACAAGCGATTGAGTGGGGGTATGGTAATGTAAATCCCACTCAATATGGATATAAATCACCAGAAAAAAAGAGGAAGAGAAAGGGATGAGTGATGAATTAAAAGATCAAATAAATGAACTCATCCGGGATGAAATCCAGGAGGTTATAAATGAGTATGTTGATGGTCAAGGACAAGGAGGTGTGGGTTTTGTTGATAAGGAACGTGAAAAGGAATTAAAAGTTAAGATTTCTAATAGAGAAGTAAATAAATTAATTAAAGAGTATAAGAAGATTAAAAAGTATAGGAAGTCTAATCTTTTTCAAGCAAAGAATCTAGGGTTATTAGATAAGGATGGGAACCCCTTGCAATGAGACTCGGCATTATGTGTTCCGGAAACGGAACTAATTTTGAAAATATAGTCCGGACATGTAGAAATGATGAAGTTGTGTTAATGATACACAACAAAAAGAAGTGTGGTGCCGCAAAGAGAGCAGAGAAATTAGGCATTCCTCATGTTAATATTAAGAGTGCTGATGAAGATCAAATTATTCAATTGTTTCAAGCATGGCGTGTAGATATTATTGTTCTTGCAGGATGGATGAGAATAGTAACACCCAAGTTAATTAATGCCTTTCCACATAGAATTATTAATCTTCATCCATCACTCCTCCCTAAGTATAAAGGATTGCATGCTATTGAAAAGGCATTAAATAATGGTGATGATGTCACGGGTGTGAGTGTTCATTATGTCAGTGAAGAATTAGATTCAGGTGAAATAATTCTTCAAGAACCCGTGCCTATTCTTCCCGATGATGATATAATATCTTTAACTAAAGCGATTCAAAGAAAAGAGTATTCCATTTTACCCCAAGCAATTGAACATGTTAAGCACAAAATATAGATTAGAACTTACTGCTATCTGTTGCAGAATGATAACAGATGATGGTGTACCAGTTACCTTAGAAGAAAGGATCTGGATGAAGAAGTTGTGTGATGCTAATCCGCATGCACGAGAGTTAGCTTCATCTTTATTGTGTCCCAACACAGTAGGTGAAGACGTTATATATTATGAATAAAATGAGTGAATATAAAGAAGAGATAATAGAGAAAAGATTTAAAGAAAAACAGAAAGCACAAGCATTTAAAGACCATGCTTCTTCTATTCGTTATGATTCCAGGAAAAATGGTATCAAGTTTTGGGATGCCAAAGGGAAGGGAAGGATAATTGCGGGGAGAAAAGTCTATAAAGATTAAGATATTATAAAAACGGTATCGTATGTTACACAACTGCTTGACTATATAATAGGGGTATGTTATCATATCCACATCGTTCAACCCTTCGGGGTCGCAAGTAAGTCGCGGAACGGATTTCGTTCATCCCTTCGGGGACGCAAACGACTAAAGGAACGGATTAAAAACCCAACTACTTTAGGAGTAACACAATGGCACAAGTCACTTACCGTGGTATCAAGTACGATACCAATGACAGCAAAACCTGTCAGAAGCAAGTCTCTGAATTAACTTACAGAGGCATCAAGCATACAGAGTCAAAAACTGTGTGTGCGAAGTGAACTAAGTCTTACTTGGACTAATTTGAAGAAGGGCTTGATGCCCTTCTTTTTTTGTGCTAAAATTTGGATAGTTTCTAAATAATGAGAAACAAAATGGATAAAACTAAATTAAAACTCATTGTTAAGAATCTTAAATTACTTGTGGATTCATTAGAGTCTGAGGTTTATTCAGATTTAGATGCATATAAGTATGATAATTATAAAGAATTGACTCCACAATTAAACGATTACGATGAGGTCTTTGATGACGACGATGGATGGACAGATTAAATTAGTAAGTGTTACTCCAGATGCGGAGAAGACAATTGCATATGTTGCTCGTGTAAGTAACCCTGCGAACCAAGACAACGAAAAGTTCGCTGGTCTATTAAGGTATTGTATTCAGCATGGGCACTGGAGCGTCTTTGAGCAGGCATTCATGACTGTTGAGATCAATACTACTAGAGGTCTGGCTGCACAGATACTTAGACATAGATCATTTACATACCAGGAATTTTCTCAAAGGTATGCTGATGTCTCTCATATTAGGG